GCGTTCCGCTTGAGTAGGTGCCGGCCACGCGCGTCGTGCTTTCGTCAATGCCTTGGAAGGTCGGGCTTCCAGACTCCAGGCCCGACGCATCACCAGCCGTAACCGCGGCGATCAGGCGCAATACCTCTTCGGCGGTGAATCCGGCCTCGATCACCTTGGCCCATACCGCCTGGCCGACGTTGGCAGTCGTGAGGCCGGTCCCGGTCACAACCAGGTCGGCGCTCAGTTCGCCGAAAGCGGTTGGCGTCAGGTCGATGTCGCCCGAGCCGGTAAGCGCCGACAGCAGCGCACCCAAGGCGGAACGATTGGCCGTGACACTGCCCGAGCCCGTCAGGCTGGCTACGGCAGACAGAAACGCCTGCACATTGGCCGATGTAACCGTGCCCGAGCCGGTGATGGCGGCGATCAACGTGACGATCAGGCCGCCAATGCCTTCCGCATCGCCGGTGCCGGATAGCGCCGCCTCTGCCAGCTTCACCGCCCATGCGGTGCCGGCCATCGTTCCGCTGCCGGTCAGCGCGTTGCGCGAGGCCAGCGCCCCGGGCTTCTGCGGCATCATCCAGGCGCGCGGATGGCGCTCGCCTTGCGGTAGCGCAACCAATCCGCTGGTGATGCCCTCGCCTGCGGTGATGTTGCGCTGCCAGTTGGGCTGCTTGTCGTTACCGTGATGGGTCGACGGGTAAACGCCTTGCCATGCGGTCGCGCCCAGAATCTTCTGTCCGCAGGACCGATACTGGAACCCGTTGGCCAGGATCCCCACTAAATCACCTCTGCGGACTGCCCTGCGGCTTCCAGCTTCTCGCGGTCGATCTGCTTTTGCAGTTCAGCCACCAGCGCGGCGAGCGTGAACGAATTGCCCCGCCACTGGGCAAAATCGTTCACCAGGTCAAGGATGCGCTTGTCCACGTTATCCGCCGTAGCCGTAGTCGAAGTCGACCGACACCGTGCCGCCTGACGTGGTTGCGCCGGTCTGGAACAGCAAGAACTGGATGTTCGCGCCATCCATGATGCGGCGCATCGAGGGAAGCGAGTTCACAAAGTCCATTTTGCTGTATAGGCCGGTAGCGGGAATCGGGATGGTCCACAAAGGCTTACACAGGCCGATGATTACCGTGCCCGAGGCGTGCGCGGTGCCGCTCCACACCAGCGATACGATGTCAGAAACGCCGGTATCGCCCGCTGCCAGCGGCAGGAACGGGTTGTATTTGTTCGCAGCCGCGCCGGTATTGAGTAGCTGTCCGACACCCATTGAAGCGGTGGAGGTAAACGTGGTGGTCGCACCTGCACCGCCGCCGGTGTCAAGGTAGTTAATTACGCAGGTCGGCGCGTTCGCGCCCAGCGCTGTGTCCGCAGCCACAAACAAGCGCAAACCTTGCCCGTTGGGGTAACGGTCCCCTGTACCGCCGCCCGAGCCAATCGCAGTCATGGTCACGGTCTTGGTGCCGGTGGTGCTGACGTTGGTGCCGGAGAGCGGCACGAACCCCACCAGGTCAATTGCCATCACGTACCACGGAGCACCGGCAGCAGCAACGGCGATCGCGCCACCGGTCAGGAAATGCTTGGTGCCCGGCGATACGTTGCCGCCGGTGTAGATCGTGCCTTCCGACCAGGTATCGTCCGTCGGCACGTAGGTCAGGTCCGCGCCGGTGAAGGTGGCTGCAGGAGGATAGCCAGCATGCCCAGCCAAAAGAGTCCACGCGCCAGCCGTACCTGCGCTGCTCAAGGTCTTGGTCGTGTTGACCATGTCGCCCTTGCCGTTGACGGTCAACTGCGTGATTAGGTCATCCTGGCTGACGAAGCCCATGTCAAAATCCCTTCATTAAACAACTCACTTTTTTCAGTTCCAAACAGTTTCGATCGTGCCGGTCATCACCATCGACGCCAGGCTCAGATTGTTGGTGGCGGAAATCCAATTCAGAACCGCGCCATCCTTCACCTGCGGAGCGCCGGGGAAATGGATCAGCGAAGCAAATTCATCAGCCGATCCAAATGCAACGCCGGTGTTTACAAAGCACGATTGCGATGCGTACCCCATGAAGATTGGCTTGACGATCACCAACGCCATCAGCCCGCCGCCGGCCGCGCTGAATGTCACCGACTCGATGGATTGCACACCGGTATCAGCGCCCTGTAATCGGCAGAACGGCGTGTAACTGGCGCCGGTGCCGCCTGCCGAAAGCATCTGTCCGCCCGCAGTCGTAAGGGGCGCGTAGTTGTTCGCACTCACCCGACCCGCCACACCGTCTTGATTGGTGTAGTTGAACGTGTACTGCCCAATCGTGGCTGAACTAGACTGCGCTACCGCCATCACCTTGCCGCTGGTGTAACGCGGTAGCGTGATGCCGTTGGTCATCACCTGCTCTTCGCCAATCGCGTCCGTGTCGACAAACGGGTAATACATCAGGTAATCCATCAGGATCATCTGCATGCGGCCATTCAGCGTGTTGGTGCCCGCGTTCATGATCGTGATGCACTTGATGAACTGCGATGCCGGGCTCACGGTCGGCAGATAGATGCCCCGCGAATCGTCCAGCGTTGCCGCTTCCAGTGGCGTAGAGGCGTAAAAATTGGCTGCGGGAGAACCGGCCGAATAAGACCAGTCCACCCATGAATTCACCGTGGTTGCCGATGCTGACAGCCCTTTGCGAAACTGCGTGAGCCAGCACTGCCCGGCCTCATCGAGGTTGGCGATCTGGCCGGCGGTAGTGAGTCCGCTCACACACACCGCCCGGTGATGGCGGCGGCGATCTGGTCGCGCCGCACCCGCACCTTGTTGGCAAACGAAAGCCCGCCCTCGCCTGCCGTGATGGCCTTGCGCGGCGCCATGATCTGGTGCCCGCAGTCTTGCCGGCAAGGCCGCTCGATCAGCGGCTCCTGGCCGTCGCGCGCCTGCACCTTGACCGCGCGCATGCAGTCGGCGCAGTAGTACAGGGGCGGACCGATCTGCTCCCACAACAGTTTGTCGATGTTGGAGCGCTGATCCATCAGGATTCCGTGATGGTGAGCGCGCCGGCGGCAAACTGCGGCGTGATGCCCGAGGACACCACCAGCGAGGAATTGAGCGCGCCGTAGTGCCATACCGCCGTCGCACCGGACGATCCGACGCCGGTACTGACGTGCGTCAAGGTCGCGCCGGACGCGCCGCACTGCGGGAAACTGATGGTGGCCGAGTTGGCGGTCGCGCCGCCGCTTGCCGCGTCCCACCCGGTCGACCGGGCCACCGCCTGGCGCGCGTAGTTGGTGTAGGCGGTTTCGTTTTGCGCCTGGCTGTTGGTGCCTGCGGTCAGGTCAGCCGTGTGCAGCCCGACATAGGTGTTGGTCAGCGGTGAGCTGGACGCGTTGTCGGCCACGTTTGCCCAGGCCGTGGCCCGGTACATGAGGTTCACGATGGAATTGCACGTCGGGGTGGATTTCGGCATGGTCAATCCTCGGTTAGGCAGCCAGAAGCTTGCCCATCGCCTCACGCGCGGCGGCCAGCTTGGTTTCGATGTCGACGAGTTCCTGCGCTCGCGCGGCCAGGTCTTCCTCGGCGGCCTTGAGTTGGGCCCGGGCCTTCTTCACGGCTTCCGCGTGCTTGGCGATGGTCGCGGCCTGCTCCTTGCGGATCGCCTCGGCTTCGGCCTGCACCTGGTTGCGCTCTTGCGCCGCGGCATCCTTCGCGAACTGCACGAGGCGCGCGCCTTCTGCTGTCAGGTCGGCCAGCACCGCCTCCTGCTTGGCGCGCTGCTCGCGGTATTCGACCTCGACAGCCGTCTTGGCATCGGCCACCGCCTGCAGGAGTTTGTCGCGCTCGGCGCCGGCCTTGTCGGCATCGGCGTTGGCTGCGGCTGCGCGCGCGGTCGCTTCCTTCACGGCGTTGTCCAGGTTGCCGATTTTCGACAGCACATCGGCGGCCACCACCATGGCCTCGTAGCGGGTGGCGAGTTGCCGAATCGAGTCGGCGGCTGCGTTCAGATCCATGATCTCAAGTCCTCATCGTGTTGACGCGGCGGGCCAGCACCGTGGCCACCAGCGATGTCGTGCCGTCGCCGGCGGTCACCGCCGGGCGCATCCAGAGCGGGCGTTCGACAACCTGCTTGATGGCCAGCGCGGTCAGCGACATGGTGCCGCCCTGGGCATTGTTCAGGGTGTGCCACACGCTCTTGTCGTTGCTGCCTTGCCAGACCAGGGTGCCGCCGGTGCCCAAGGTGCCGGTGATCTGCACGCAGATGTCGCCGAACTCGGGCGAGGACAGCGGTTCGCCATCGTCGCCGTTGGCCATGGCCGCGTAAGTGAACATCTTCACCGACTGGTCATTCGTCAGCGCGATGTCGGTAATCGTGACGTTTTTGGTTGCCATGCCTGTACTCCTTAGCCGAGAACGCCCGTGCCGATGTCGGACGGGCTGAATGGGATGATGCGCGGGCGGGTGGGCGTTGCCCGCACAATCGTTGGAATCGCAAACGTCATGGCCAGGCTGTCGGCGAAGTCCGGCGACTTCACGCCGCGCTTCTTCGCGTCATCCTTGGATTCCAGCAGCAGCAAGCCGCCTTTGAACAGATACCGCAGCGCGGTCAGATCGACGCGCAAATCCTGATCGTTGGGAATCGAAGCGGTTTTCACCCACTCCCGCATTTCCCGCCACATGAACGCCCGCAGGTTGTAGTTTTCACCGTCATCCATGCGCAGGCTGGAATTCACGTCGACCACCGTGACAATCTTCTCGCCGGTCTTGCGATCTACGACACCCGGATACCAGCCGCGCAGGATGTCGGCCACGCCTGCGCCTACGCCGATGGTGTCTACCGCGATCTGTTCGGGTCGCTCTCCGTAGGCGCTGACTTCCGCGCGCACTCGGCCGGCAACCTGGGTAACGTCCTGCTTGCTGATGGCCACCTGCTTGAGCAGCACGCGGCCACGACGAAACGAAATGACGGTGCGATCGTCGCCAAATCGGGCGGGGTCCACGCCCACCCGCAACCCGCCATTTGCCTTCACGTCAGCCGGCCCGCGCATGGCCGCCGCGTTCACCAGTTCGCCCGGGATGAAAGCGTTTGTGACGCTGGCCTCGTAGTTTCGGTCGATTTCCTGCGCGACGATATGCGGGTCCAGTGTGGCGACCTGCTTTTCGTACCAGGTGGCGTCCTTGCGCGGATCCTGGTGCCAATCGAACACAAACACCGGAATCCGGCCGCCGTGGCGCTTGCGGTAGAACGGGTTGCCGGCGCCGTTGGGCGTGCTGACGTGCAGCTTGCAGTTGGAGGTTTGCGACAGGGCCGCGTCTACCGCCTCCGCGTGCTCCAGGTATGCCGCCTCGTCCACGAAGTAGATCGAGGTGCGGTTACCGCGGCCGATGTTGTCGCCGGCCTCGCCGACGATCGACGCCCCGTTTTCCGGGTTGCTGATCCGCATGTAAGGCGCGCAGTTGCTGCCCCATCCGTGCGGCCGGAACTCGCCCGGCAGCCATTCGATGAAGTGCCGCATCTTCCAGAACAGGCTTTTCGGGTCGCCGATCTTGTCGACGTACTCTTCCTTGCGGCTGCCGAAGCCCACCACCGTGCCGGGATGGAATGACCACATCCAGATGCCGATGGCCACGCACAACCAGGACACGCCCATGTCGCGCGACTTCTCGACAACGCCGTCTTCCCGGGCACGCCACCGCGCGACCACCCATTCCACAAACTCGGCTTGGCGGTCGAACAGCACAAACGGCACCGTGGTCGGCTTGCCGATTTCGGCATTGCGGGGGTCGAACGTGCAGCCCCAGTCGTCGATGAACGCAACCGGGTGGTCCTTGTAGAACTCGCGCAGTTTCGGCGCGGTGCCCTTGTCGCGCATTTTCTTGAGCGCATCCAGGCGCTGGCGGAACTCGGCGTCGTAGTCGGGATTCTTCCAATCCCAATCCACGGCGATGGTTTCCGCCATTACAGCAGTGTCGCGCGGTACGCCTCGGCCGGCGTCATGTCCACATTCACCGTGGTCTGCTTGATCGGCCCGCCATTCGGCCCGCTGATTTCCGCCCGGTCCTTGAGCATGCCCAGGTGCCGCATGGCCAGGGTCAGCGCCGCGGTCTTGTCCCACACCTTGGCCTTACGGGTCTGGCCGACCTGCTTCCGATCGCCGCCGGTCCCGATGAATTCCTCAAGGGTTTCCAGCCCGGCGACAGCCGCCGCGGTTTCCTCGTCCCAGTCCTTGGGCGCCTTGAGGTTGCCGTCGACGTCGTAGAGCTTGCGGATGTCGAAGAACGCCAACCGTGCCACCTCCTTCAGCACCCGATCGGCCGTGATCTCTGTGCGCGCCTCACGCTTGCGGAGGGCCTCATCGATGGCCGCCTTCACGTCCGGCCTGGCCATCATCTTCGAAGCGTTCACCCGCAGCCCGAGATTGGTGCCGCGGTAGCCGGCCCGCAAGTAGGCGGCGGTCTGATCGAGGTCGACTAGGTATTCCGCGACGAACTGGCGCCGGCGGTCAGCGGCCGGGCGCGACGGACTGGTTTTTCTCTTGGCTGGCTTCTTCGCCGGCTTTGCGGCAGCCATGCATCACCCGTTCATCACCGGCGGCGCGTCGACATATTCCGGCTCGCCGCCGATCGGCACGGCGTCGATGCACGGCTCGTCCATGGCCGCCGCCAGATCCGCAACGGCTTCCGGCGTGCTGCCGACCACCTGGGTTGTTTGCGTGCTGCCGAACCGCTCGGCAATCGCGTTCAGGTGCTTGACGCACAACAGGGCGTGCTGATGGGCATGGCTGGCGACCTGAAACCCGCCCTCGTAGTCCGTGTCGACCTTGAAAGTGCCGGTGCCGTCTGGCCCGTCCTCGAACACGATGGTGGCGCGCGCCATGTCAGCGGCCCCCCATCGGCATGGCAGTCGGCTGCTCGCGGCTGTTGTAGCCGGCCTCAAGCTGCGCATTGGCGTCGCCGCCGGCCGGATTGGCCTTGACCATGTCCAGGATGGCGCCCAGCGCGTCGCCGAGCTTGTCGAAGTCGGTGCCGTCCTTGCCTTCCTGCGTGCCGGTGGCCTCGTGCTCGGCCTCCTCCTGGCCGGCGTCCTCCTTGGACACGCGGTAGGTGCCGTCGGTGTAGACGTAGAGCTCGACGCAGTAGGCCAGCGTCTTGCCGCCGTCGTCACCGGCCGATTGCTCGGGCATCTGGCCCGGCGGCATGCCTTGCTGCTGCATGGGCATGTCCATGGCTACACGCTGCCGACGTAGGGCACGGCGTCGGTGTCGTCGTCGGTCGCCGACCAGGCTTCCGGCTCGGCGGCCACGCGATCGAGGAACGCATCGGCGTCGGCCTGGCTGGGGAAAGCGAACTTGGCGCCGGTGGTGGCGTTGTGCAGGTACACGGGGCTCATGGGTTGGTCCTTTCGGTGATGGTTGCAGCCGCCCAGTCCTTGCCGGCGGCCATGAGGGAGGAACCGCCAGGGGTCATTCTGTCGGCTGCTGCGGCGGTTATTTGTATGCACCGGCAGCGGTCGCGCGCCGCCGGCCCCGACTCTTCCGCTTCGGATACTGCGAATAAAAAAGCCCGCGCGAGGCGGGCTAGGTCCACTGTCACATGGAGGAGACAACACGGCTGCGGACTGCGGGGTATCTCGCCCCATTACGCCTATCGCTACCCGGTCAAGGGGTGCAATCCGCATGCGTGTTGGTGCCGGTTACGCTGTCCGGCGCCGCTGGGCCGCGAGCCGCCTTAGATCGCTTGCAGGGGCCTGCCCTCGGCCAAATTAGAAGCCCTGGATGCTTCAGTCGCACCAGACTCGCGCCGGCGGGCGCCATGGTTCACGGCCCGGGAGGTTGCTGGTCCCATGGCGTGCGTGGATTCCGCCGATCCACAACGAAAAAGCCCCGGCGTTTGCCAGGGCTTGAATTTTCGGGGCGCACCGCCCCGGCGCGAATTTGAGCATAGATTTTGCCGGCGCGCAACATCAGCACGCAAACCCCTTCGCTCGCATCGCTTCGCCGACGTGCGTTTTGGCCACCAGCAGCGTCATCGCATAGTCCAGCCGGGGAAACGGGAACATCGTGATTTGGTCATAGGCGCGCCAGATCGCCCACTTCTCATGCGGGTGCAGGCTATCGATGCATGGGTCGATCGCCTCGACAATCGTCGCCATGCGCTGATCTTCGACCACGCCATCGTAATCCTCGTTGACGGCCCGCCTCGCGTTGCGCCAAGGTGCGTCATTGCACACGACGCCTTCCACCATGTCGTTACGCCGCATGGCATACGCCCATTCGCCAAGCCAGTGCTCCACCAGACCGATGTCGATGGCCCGCGTCATCATTCCACTTCCGCCCTGCGCTGGAAATGCGGACATCCGGGCCCGCTGTGCGGAAACGCCACGCGCGAGACCGGCTTGCCGATGTTGTTCGCCGGCAGGCAGTACGCGCGCCACTGGTCGGCGCGGGAGTTCGAGCAAAGCAGGCATCCGAGTCGGTCCTCCTGATGGGCCGCAACAGCCGCGGTGGGATCGCGGGCGAAGCGGGTTTCGATGGAGTGGGTCATGGGTCGATCACG